CGGGTCAAACAGGGACGATAATTCGATACACAAGGTCCCGCGTATTACCTACGAACTCCGAGACCAGCACTCGGACTCCTGACAGTCACTCGGGGCGGGCCTCGCGCGCCGCCTTGGCCGCCTCGGCGACCTCGTTCAATTCGCTGTAGACCAGCCCTTCAAGGACGGTCAGCAGCGCCCGACCCTCGACGCCGACCTCGGCCGCGAGGATCTGGGCATGGCGGACCGGCAGCGACAGCAGCGTGTCACGCACTCGATGGCCCATGTCGGCCATTGCCAGCGTCAGCCGCCGGCGCTCGATCAGCTCGCCGGTCTTCAGCCGCAGCCGCAGATAGGCAAGCCGGGTCTCGGCCTCGTGGACGGTCGTGCGCGTCCTGACCAGGTCATATTGTTCGGCGCTGTCCGACATGCGAAACTCTCTCGTCGACTGAACACGAGGCATCCTTTGGCGGGCCGATCAAACCTCGCGGCCGTCCGGCCCGCCACTCTTTCTACAGCCGCGCCAGCGCCGTCAGGGCCTCGGCCTCGATGTCGCCCAGCTCGGCGAGCGCAACTGCACTGAACCGCTGCAGAATGCGCCTGGCAGCATCAAGGTCGATCGACAGCGCCTCGGCGACCTCGGCGGCGCGACGTTCGGGCCACGTGGCGATCCGCTGCACCATCCGGCGCGACCGCTCGATCAGCGCCGCCTCGATCGGCGCGCGTTCGACCGTCTCGCCCTGCAGGCGTTCGATCTGCAATCGAATGCGCTGAACCTTCACCCTGCCGCCGAGCACCCGCACCTTGAGCAATTGCGCCGTGCGCTGGTCAGGCCCGGTCGTGACACGCTGCGCGGCCCGAAGCATATCAGCATCCGCGGGATCGAGCTTGCCGCTTGGCAGCGGGCGCACGTGGCCTTGGCGAATGTGGTAGCGTATGGCGCCCTCGGTAACGCCGATGCGCCTTGCCATTTCGGAGAAGGAAATTCCGCGCGCCACGATGGATACGTCCCTGCAACTGTTTGACGACTACTGCGCCACCGAACCGCCGCTGCTGGTGTCCGAATGGGCGGACGCGCACCGCATCCTGGTGTCGCGCAGCGCGGCCGAGCCCGGCCGGTATCGCAGCAGTCGCACGCCTTACCTGCGTGATATCATGGACGATCTTTCGGCGCGATCACCGGTTGAAGTGGTGGTCTTCAAGAAGCCGGCGCAGATCGGCGGCTCCGAGGCCGGCAACAATTGGATCGGCTATGTCATCGACCAGGCCCCCGGCCCGATCATGCTGGTGCAGCCGACCGTCGAGCTGGCCAAACGCTATTCGCGCCAGCGCATCGAACCGCTGATCGATGCCACGCCACGGTTGAAAGAGAAGGTGGCGCCGTCGCGCACGCGCGAGCCTGGCAACACCATGCTGATGAAGGAATTTGTCGGCGGGATCATGGTCATCACCGGCGCCAACAGCGCGGTCGGGCTGCGCTCGATGCCGGTTCGTTATCTGTTCCTCGACGAGATCGACGCCTATCCGGGCGACGTTGAGGAGGAAGGCGACCCGGTTCAACTGGCCGAGGCCCGGCTCGGGACGTTCGGCTTGCGTGCCAAGGAACTGCTGGCGTCAACGCCGAAGATGAAAGGCACCTCACGGATCAGCCGCCGCTATGAGGCTTCCGACCGGCGCAAGTTCTTCGTGCCGTGCCCGCTGTGCGGGACAAAGCAGGTGCTCGACTTCGAGCGGCTGCATTGGCCGCCGGGCGAGCACGCCGCCGTGGTCTATCAGTGCGAGGACTGCCAGGGCACGTTCCCCGAGCACCACAAGACCGCCATGCTGGACGCCGGCGAGTGGCGCGCGACGGCCGAGACCGCCAGCCCGTTCGTGCACGGCTATCATATCAACGCGCTGTATTCGCCGATCGGCTGGCTAAGCTGGAGTCGGATCGCGAAACAATGGGAAGATGCCGCCGGCGATGCCGACCTGCGCAAGACCTTCGTCAACACCGTGTTGGCTGAGGAATGGGAGGAGGAGGCCGACGCTATCCCAGATTGGCAGCGGCTGTATGAGCGACGCGAGGACTGGCAGCACGCCGTCGTGCCCGAGCGCGGCCTGTTCCTGACCGGCGGCGCCGACGTGCAGGCCAATCGGATCGAGATCGATGTCTGGGCCTGGGGCCGGCAGCTTGAGTCCTGGCTCGTCGAGCACATCGTCGTCGCCGGCGACACCAGCCAACAGGCGACCTGGAACAACCTGACCGAGCTGCTCGGCCGCACCTGGGAACACCAGAGCGGCCGTCGTCTGGCCCTGCAACGGCTGGCGATCGACACCGGCGGCTTTACCAGCGAGGTCTACAAGTGGGTCCGCACGCAAGACCGCGGCATGGTCCTGCCGGTCAAGGGGGTGCCGGCCTACGACCGCCTGGTGCCGGTCAGCGGGCCGACGCGCATCGAGGTGATGCCGAGCGGCGAGCGACTGAAACGCGGCATCAATCTGTGGACGGTCAGCGTCAGCTTTTTCAAGAAGGAACTTTACAAGCAGCTCGGCCTGGCAAAACCCACGGACGAACAGCTTGCCGAAGGGTTACGCTACCCGATCGGCTACGTGCACCTGTCGCGCAGCGTGTCCGATGAATGGGTGCAGCAGCTTGTCGCCGAGCAGCAGGTCATCGTGCGTTCACGGCGCGGTTTCACTGTGCGAACCGAGTGGCGTCAGCTTCGCCCGCGCAACGAGGCGCTGGATTGCCGCGTCTATGCCCGCGCCGCGGTCTGGCTTGCCGGCGCCGATCGCTGGTCGAATGCCAAGTGGCGCGACCTGGAGCAGCAGCTTGGCCTGGAGGAACCGCTCACCGAGCGGGTCGAGGCACCGGTCCCGGTGCGGCGCGAGGTGGTGACAGAGCAACCGATAGTCCCTGCTGCGCCGGCCCTAGCGGATCTGGGGGGCAACATCCGCCGGCCCATCGTCAGCCGGCGCAGCAGGGTTCGCTACTGAATTAAGCCTTGCCGAAGTCGGCGCCAACCTCGAACACGAACGCGAAGCAGCAGTCGTGACCTTCCTCGCAGGCGTGAGCGGGATCAGCATTGACCGCTACCCAGTGACCGCCGGCAGTTACGCCGCCACCTGGGCGGCCCGGAGCCGGGATTGTCGGGTCGACTTCGGGCAACGAGGACTCGCCTTGCAGCCAGCCGAGCGCCCGCTTGCGGCTCTTGGCAGCGACGATAATGCAGACGGCGCCCGGTTCATGCGGAGCACCGCTCGGCAGTTCAACACCTTCCGGCAGCGGGCATGTCGCGACGACTGGAACCTGCGGCCGCGGCAGGGGATGACCCGGCCGACCAGGAATAACCGGACCTTGCGCTGGCACGTCGGGCAGTCCGGGGATCCCTTCTTCGATGCCCCAGCCTGGATCGGTCGGGCGCTCGGGCCACGGCAGCCCATGACCGGGACGGCCAGGGTAACCGGGCCACGGCAGGCCCTGACCTGGGCGGCCCGGGAAGCCGGGCAAGCCCTGATCAGGAAACTCCGGCTCACCTGGCAGGCCCTGGCCCGGCCCGGCGCCTTCTTCCAAACCATAATCGGGATCAACTGGCCTGCCCCATCGGTCGCGTCGCAGATGTGCTCTGACCCAGCCGGAAAGGTGAACGAACGGCATCTCGGCGTCTCCTTGTTTTTGGGGGGGTGGTCACGAACGGGGCTGCTATGGCCTAATCCTTGCCAACTGCAAAGGGGGCGGCATGCCGAAGCCTGGGCTCTCGATCAGCTTCGATTGGACTCATTTCCTCGATCGGCTGCACGGATTGGTGCCGCCGGAGCTAGATAGCGCCGTGGCATTGGCACTTGTCGACACCGCCAAATCGGCCACGGCGAAGGCTGCCAGCAGTATCGCAAAGCGGACCGGCTTGCGTGTGGCGAGCGTGAAGTCAAAAATTTTCTATGACAGAGTCAACGTGGGGGTTTATGAGACGTTCTTGAGGTCCAGCCGCAAACTGATTCCGCTGATCGACTACGGAGGGCGGCAGACCGCCATTGGCGTCAGGGCAGCCAAGCCGTGGGGCAGAGCGCAGGTCTTCAAAACGGCTTTCATCGCAACGATGCCGAAGACCGGCTATCGCGGCGTCTTCCGTCGTTCCGGCGACGCGCGCTTGCCCATCAAGCAGATGTGGGGGCCTGGCATCTATCACAGCTTCGCCCAGCCGGATGTCCGTGCTGTGGTGACGGCAACGATCAAGACGCGGCTGCCGATCGCGCTGGCGCGGCGGATCAAAGCCCAGCAACGGCGAAAGTGATCCACTGATGCCGCTCGATTGTTCCCCCGCCGAACAGGACAAACGCAGGGAGATGCTGAGAGACCTGCGGGAAATCCGCTACGGCGGCGCCTCGTCGATGTCGGACCGGTCGCGCTCGGTCAATTATCGCTCTACCACCGAATTGAACCAACTGATCAGCGCGCTGGAGAACGAGATCGCCTTGTGCGAGGGCACGCTGTCACGCCGCACGCAGCCGCGCCGCGTCTTCCACCCTGGCTATAGCAAGTGGCTGTGATGGCAGCGCGTGCACCTCGCACCTGGATGGCCGGCACGGAACCGACGGCGGTTCATCCACGGCATCCCGGTGCGCTCGGCTTCTTGGCCGGCGGCAACCTGCCGCCAGGACTCGAGGCCGGCGGTACCCATCGTCGATTGTTCGGCTGGCGACCGGGCAGCGAGCACGTCAACACGCTGCTGCGCAACGCGGGCGACACTGTGATGGCGCGCGCCCGCTGGCTGGTTAGGAACAACGGTTATGCAAAAGCCGCGTTGCGTAGCTGGCGCTCGGCCACGGTCGGGGCCGGCATCAAGCCGTCCTCGCTGATCGAGGACAAGGACACGCGCGAGGCGGTCAACAAGGCGTGGCTGGACTGGACGGACGAGGCCGACGCCGAGGGTCTGACTGATCTGTATGGGCTGCAACGCCGCGCATCAGGTGAAGCCTTCCTGGCCGGCGAGTGTTTCGTTCGGCTGCGGCATCGGTTGCCACAAGACGGCCTGGCCGTGCCGCTGCAACTGCAGCTTCTGCCGGCCGAGCAGCTTCCGCTCAGTGGTCCGCGCGATGCCGAGGCGCTGCCGAACGGCAACCGGATACGCCTCGGCATCGAGTTCGATCGGGCGCTGCATGATAAGCGCGTGGCGTATTGGTTCTATCGCGACAACCCGACCGACAAGACCCTGACCTGGCGCGATGCTTTCAACGCCAACATGCTCACCAGAGTCCCCGCCGAGGATGTGCTGCACGTCTACGATCCGATGGAGAGCGGGCAGATCAGGGGCCTGTCCGGGTTTGGCGCTGCGATGGTCAAGATGTTTCACCTTGATCTGTATGACGATGCGGAGCTAGAACGGAAGAAGCAAGCGGCTCGCTACGCCGCCGTTATCAAGAACAACGGTGAGCAGACCGAGGCGGTGCAGACCGAGCTTGATGACATGCCGATAGCGCCGTATGGGCCGGGCGCCTATCTCATGCTCAACCCTGGCGAAGATATCGAGTTCAGCGAGCCAGCCGAAGTCGGCAACAGCTACGAGCCGTTTCAGTATCGAACGCTGCTCTACATCTGCGCCTCGCTGGGCACGCCGTATCGCGAGGTCTCCGGCGATGCCAGCAAGGAGAGCTATGCCTCGTCGCGCGCCACTCTGATCGCGTATCGAATGGAGGTCGAAGCATTCCAGCATGCCGTGCTGGTCTTCCAGTTTCTACTGCGGGTCTGGCGGACCTGGATGGACACCGCCGTCATCGCCGGCGTGCTGCCGTTCAACGCCAGCACCTATCGCGCCAACATGGCGGACCTTCGCCGCGCCAAGATGATCACGCCCAGGCTTCCCTGGGTCGATCCGTGGAAGGATGCGAAAGCCGAAGAAGCGATGGTCAACAACGGCTTCAAGAGCCGGTCGGATGTCATCGAAAGCCTCGGCAGTGACCCGGAAGAAACTGACCAGCGCATCGCCGAGGACCGCGAGCGCGCTCGCTCGCTCGGCCTTGTCTTCCCCGAAACGAACGCCGCCGGCTCGCCGAACAAGACCGATCTCGCCCTCGGCGGCACCAGCGAGGCAGCATGATCCGCGGTCTTCCCCACATCTTCGCTCGGGTGTTCAACGTCCCGCTGGCGGTCAAGCCGGCGCGCGCCGAGGCACTGATTGCCGGCCTCCGCACGGCCGCCGGTGCGCGCGGCCGAGCCAATGGCAACGGCGACGAGGACGAGCCGGAATATCCCGAGCCGCCCGAGGTCGTGTTCAACGGCAATGACCAGAAGTGGAACAGGGAGCCGCGCAGCTATGCGATATCTCCCGGCGGTGTTGCCTGGTTGCCGGTGCGAGATGTGCTGGTGCGGCGCGATGGTCAGATCGATGCTGACTCGACTGAGCTTGAGTCCTATGCCCATCTCGGCCTGGTGCTGCGGCTCTGCATCGCCGATGCCAGGGTGCAAGGCATCCTGCTCGACATCGATAGTTGCGGCGGCGAGTCGGGCGGACTATTCGACCTTTGCGCCGACATAAGGGCCGCCGCGACCGTCAAGCCAATCTGGGCGATCGCCAACGATGATTGCCTGTCCGCAGCGTATGCCATCGCCTCGGCCGCCGGACGGATTTGGATCACCCGCACCGGCGGCATCGGCAGCATCGGCGTCATCGCCATGCACACCGATCAATCGGGGTTCGATGAGGCGGAAGGCATTCGTTTCGAGTATGTCTATGCCGGCGAGCACAAGGCCGATTACAACCCGCACGAGCCGCTGAGCGCCGACGCGCGCGCCATGCTGCAAGCCGAGGTCGACCGGCTCTATGGCATTTTCGTCGGCCAGGTCGCGGCCTATCGCGGCATGCCAGCGGCGGCCGTCGCCGCCACCGAGGCCGCAGTGTTCTACGGCGAACACGCCATCAGGGTCGGTCTGGCCGATCAGGTCGGCACGCTGGGCGACGCCGTCGCCGCAATGAGTGCAATGCTGGGAGACACCACAATGGACCCCGATGACATCACCGGGCTGGCCCCCTTGTCCGCCGAAGCCGTCGCGCAACCATCGGAGGTCGAGCCCGCCACGACTGTCGTGCGGCTCGACGCTGTCAGGCGCGCAACGAATACCGTCCGTGCCGAGGCCGGCGAGATCGTCAACCTCTGCGCTGTCGCCGGCCTCGTTTCGCTCGCCGCGGAGTTCATCGCCAACGAAACACCGGTAGCGTCCGTGCGCGCCGAGCTGTTGCGCCGCAAGGCTGCGGCCGATGCCGCCAGCCAAGTCACTGCGATCGATACGACCCAGGCCAAACCGCCGGCCGGCCAGGCGTCGGCAATGCAACAGGTCATCAACGACCGCTGGGCCGCGCAAATGGGCAGGGGGAGATAGACAATGCCGGTATTGAACGAGGCCCCACGGGCACTCGACTTCATCGTCAGCGAAGCCAACGGCTACCGTTCGCGCGAGAAGGTTGTCATCCGTCTGCCGCTGGTGCCGGCGACGGCTATCCCGCTGATGCCGGGCACGCTGCTCTATGCGGAAGGATCGGAATTGGCGGTGCCGGTGCTGACCGGCTTCTATCTGCCGGCGACACTGCCGGCGCATCTCGACTTCGTCAATTCGCTGCTGATGTATCCGACCGACAACCGCGACGGCCCGGTCGAGGCCGCGGTCATCATGCGCCAGGCCGAGGTCAATTCCGCATACCTGCTCTATGAGTTCGCGATTGCGGGCGGCGCGATATTCACTCAGCCGCAGATCGACGCAGTGCAGGCGGCGCTGCTGAACAATACCATCATCGTTCGACCCGGCATCCACGCGCAATCGATCGTTGCGCCGCCGCCCGGCCCATAGTTGGAGACGCGCCATGCTGGACATCTTCTCGACCAATCCCGCGTTCAACGTTACCTCGCTGACGCTGGCACTCAATAGGATGCCGTTCGCGCCGGGCCGGATCGGCGATCTCGGGCTCTACTCCGACCGGCGGCTGTCAACCACCACGACAACGGTGGAGGTGCAGAACAATCGCCTGGCGCTGATCCCGTCGCAGCCACGCGGCACGCCGCCGACCCAGAACGTTGAAGACCGCCGGCAACTGGTGCCGTTCCTGATCCCGCATTTCCCGCTCGGCGATACCATCATGGCCGACGAGATCCAGGGCGTGCGCGCCTTCGGCACCGAGGATCAGCTCGAAGCGATCACGCAAAAGGTCAACGAGAAACTCGCCTCGATGGGCCGCAAGCACGATGTCACCTTGGAATATCTGCGGCTCGGCGGCGTCAAGGGCCTGGTCATAACGCGCACCGATCCGCTGACCGGCCTGCCACAAGTGGCGATCGATCTGCGCAATGCGTTCGGCCTGCCGCCCAAGCCGCTGCCGCCGGTCGCGCCGCAGACTTACAACTATGATTTCGATTGGCCGATCGTGATGCCCGCCGGCATGACCGCCGATCAGATCGTGGTGGCGCAGAACATGGGATCGCTGACGCAACTGATCCTCGACATGGTGCGCCTCGTCGCCGATCGGCTCGGTGCCCAGGGCTTCACCTCGATCCACGGCATCGCCGGGCGCAACTTCTTCGATGCCTTCTACAAGCATCCGGAATTGCGCTCGACCTATATCAATCAGCCTGGTGCCGCCACGCTGCGCGATCCGCTGTGGATGCGCCAGATTTACTATCGCGAGATCGTGCTGGAGGAATACCGCGGCAGGATCGGCCAGGTGCAATTCGTGGACGATGACTATTGCCACTTCTTTCCGGTCGGCGTGCCGGACCTGTTCATCGAAGCCTATGCGCCGGCCGATTACATGGAGACGGTCAACACCATAGCGATCCCGCGCTACGCCAAGCAGGAGGTTATTCGTTTCGACAAGGGCGTGCAAATCGAGACGCAACAGAACGTGCTGCCGATCTGTTCGTTGCCCGATACCCTGCTGACGGTGCGCGCCGTTCCTTACGTGCCGTAACCATGCCGCTCTCCACCTTCAACCATCTACTGCGCACACTGCGCAAGGGCTTCGGCGAGGACGCCTGGCCGGAACGGCGGACGTTCGGCAGCGCGCCGATCCGAGGCCGCTTCGCAATCGATCCGTTTCAGGTGCCCACACCACCATCCGAGAGCGGCCTATCGGTCACGCAGATCTATTTCTTCTACGATGCCCGCCACGATCTCCCGCCGGACGTGCAGGCGCCGAAGCAAGGCGACCTCCTCGTGATCCGTGGCACCCGTTACGAGGTCGTGGACGTGCAGGTCGATGACCTGGGCGAGCATGGCTTGCAACTGTTGCGCGCCACGCAAGACCCGGCACCGATCCCCTGGGACGATGGCGCGACGACCTGGGACGGCGACACCGTGCGGTGGCAGTGATGGTCTCGCAGGTCAATCCTGATGTGCCGAGCAGCCCCGCGGCTTACACCGCGGATATGCGGGATAACTTCCGCATCATCAAGGCCGAGATCGAGGAGCTGCAGGCGGCGGGCGGTATCGACTCTCTGCCGCTCATCGGCGGGACGCTCACCGGTCCGCTGCAACTGCCGAATGGTTCGGCGGCAGTGCCAAGTCTGGCGCTCGGCGTGGCGGACGGCACCGGGCTGTCGCGCTCTGCCAACGCGTTGATATTCGCCGTCCAGGGCAGCTCCGCGATGGCGATGATCGGCCAGACGTGCCAGTTCTATAACGATGTATACATGCTGAATCACCCCATCAAGCAGGTGGCTGATGCGACTGCGGCGGGGGATGCGCTTAACATGCGGACCGCGGACGTGCGCTATGCGCCGATCGTCCTGGCCGCCGAGGTTGCCAAGCTCAAGGAGATCGTCGCGACGTTGCAACGTGAGCGGCAACAGCCCGATGCGGTCGGCCGCGGCATGCGCACCGATCTGATGGGGGCGCGTTGATGCTGTTCCGCACCGCCATCCGCGAGGTGACCGTCCAGCAATTGCGCGAGCAAGGCCGGTTTCACCGGGTGTTCAACGCGCGGGCGCCGAATGTCACGCGCGCCGATCTGCCGGCGATGAAGATCTGGACGCCATTTGACAACGGAGAAAATCTGTCGATCGGCGTGCCGGAAATGCGGGGCACGCTCACGCTGATATTGCAGGTTGTCATCGAGGGAACCGAGGACGAAAAGAACGCCCGCACCGTCGATGATCTGTGCGAGTCGGTGCTTCATCTGTTGCTGGAAGATGGCGTCTGGCTCCGCTTCATGAACCGGGTGCTGACGGTCGAAACCGATATCGAGAGCAACACCGAAGGCGAGATGCGCACGGTTGTCGCAACGATAACGCTGAGCCTGCAATACGGCGACATTTATGTGACGCGCATCATCGATTACCTCGACCGCGCGCACGTCACCGTGCCGCTGCCAGGCCAGCCCGAGACACCGGACGGCAAGCCGGATCAGGCGGTCGAGTTCGACGTTGAGCTGCCGAGGACGTGAGCATGGTCACGAAACGAACCATCAAGGTCGTGACGCCTCGAAAGAAGCCAGCGGCCGAGCCGACGCCACCGAAGATCGCGGCAGCGCCGCCGAGCAAGAAGGGAGCCTGACATGGCGGTTTCATTCGAGCGGATCCCGAGCAACATCCGCGTGCCGATCTTCTACGTCGAGATCAGCGGGCGCCAGGCCAGCTACTTCGCCCAGAACCAGGTGGCCTGTCTGATTGGTCCGATGCTGCCGAACGGCCGGGCAACGCCGCTGGAACCTGTGCTGGTCACGGCTTTCGATGATGCGGTCGGCATGTTCGGCCCCGGCTCGATCCTCGCCGACATGGTCGGCGTCTACCGCAGGAACGACAGCATGGGCGAGCTGTGGTGCATCCCGCACAGTGATGCGGCGTTCCCGGCCAGCGCGGTGCTGACCAGCGGCCCGTTCACCTTGCCCGCTGCGGCGGCGTTGCTGGCGACGTTGCAGGCCCTCGGCGACGGCGGCTTCTCGATCACTGTCAATGGCGTGGCACAGGACACCGGACTGCTGGACTTTACCGGCGCCGTGACGCTGCCCGACTGTGCCGCCATCATGCAGGCGGGCTTGACCGGCGTGGCCGTCGCTTGGGCCAATACGGCGTTCGTCATCACCACGAACGCTTCCGGTCCCGCCGCAACGATCACTGTCGCCGCTGCGCCGGCCGGCGGGACTGACATCTCGGCCGACTGCAATCTCACGGCCGCGACCGGCGCCGTTGCTGTCCAGGGCATCGCCGGGCCTGGCGTTCCGAGCGGCAAGGACATTGCGATCACCGGCCCGGCAACCGGCCCCGGGTCGATCTTCGGCTACATCGCCGGCGACCGCATCGTGACCAATATCTCGGCCGGCATGTCGGCGGCTCAGATCGTTGCTGCGGTTGCCGATGCGGTCAATGCGGAGCCGTTCTGTGTCATGCGCGCGGCACCGAGCGGCACCGATCCCACCCATATCATCTTCACGTGCAAGCACGGCGGCGTCATCGGCGATGATGTCGACATCAGCGTGAACTTGCGCGGTGTGGCTGGTGGCGAGACGCTGCCGCCTGGTGTCGGGCTGGCAACTTCGGTCAAGCTGCCAGGCGTCGGCCAGCCGCCGATCGCCGACGTGATCGCGGCGATGGGCGATGATGAATACGACTTCATCGGTTCGCCCTACTACGACCCGGCGAGCCTCGATCAGCTTGACGAATTGATGAACGACGTCACTGGCCGCTGGGCCTGGGACCGGCAAATCTATGGCGGCGTGTTCACCGCGCGCCAGGGCACCGCGGCCGAGCTAACAACTTACGGACGACTGCGAAACGGCCCACACGTGCATGTGCTCGGCTATGCCGACTCGCCGTCGCCTCCCTGGCGCCGCACCGCCGCTGTGCTGGGCGAGGCGGCCAGTGCGTTGCGGATCGATCCGGCTCGGCCGTTGCAGACCTTGCCCCTGGTCGGCGTGACCGCGCCGGCGCGCGGCAAGGGCTTCC